TCAAAGAGTGCCATGTGCCGTTGTGTGCACCAGGCGGAAATGGATTATTCATATTAACATACACAAGATTTTCACCGTGTAAGTTATGCTCATGTAAGTTGGCTTGCATCATATTTTCACCAATATACTGTGCACCAGCTTCATAATACTTATCCATATTCTGGAACGTAGACATGTATTTGTCCATGTTGCTTTGTGAACTAAAAGCAAATTGGTCGTTGCCAAAATCTCTTTCGGGAACCATTCTACAATTTGGAATGTATAACTTGGTATTATCAAGTTGTTCAAAAGGAATCTGAACATTCAATGCATAATCTGTTCTTGTTTTGATAACCCAATCATATTCGATTTCGGTGCTCATCATCAACATACGACATTCATTAATGGAATATAGTGCTGAGTATGTGAATCTTGGTGGATATTTTTGTGGGTTTGGTGTGTTGGTATACTTTGTGTCTGCATCAGTAACCAAAACAGGTTCTGTTATAATTTTAGTTGCTTCATACAATTCAATAAGTTTTTCTTCACCATCAAATTGCCATGTATGAATGTAAACATCAACATCATAAACATCCAAAAGATTTTTCTTGTAGTATTCAAATCCCTTTTGGAATGACCTGGCTTGACCAGTGAAACATAATGCTATTTTCATCTTTGTAGATATACTGGAATGTTAACGATATCAAATGGTGCACCTTTAAGAAATAAGTTTCTCAAAAGCGTCATGTGTGGACAATATCTCTGTTCTTTGTGTGTTATGATATCATGTTCTGGATATCTTTTTACATTTCTGAGCCAGTCTTCAAACTCAGGCTCAAATTGAGTTGAATGTAAGTGTTCATAGTTGTTATATAAGAAATAAGAACTTGCCCACTTAAATGGCATAATTGCAAAAATATCCGAAATCAGGTTGTATGATTCTTCTATTGGAGTAACAATAAAACCAACTTCTTGAAATTTGAACGGCGGATTGAAACCTAAATCATATCTGCAATATGAAAGTGTATCATATTCTTCTTCAATCAAACCGAAAGCTTTGAATCTACTGTAATTCATAGATGCATTTTTAGAAATGCTATCAATGGTTTTTGGTTTTGGATTTGCGGCATATGCACGTTTTTCAATATCCATGAAAAAATTTTCATATTGTGAAAAGTCTTCAACCAAAAACTTTGTGGGATTCAATCGTTCTTGAACATTTTGAATTTCTCGTTCATCAGTTGACCACAAGTGACAATAAACATCCATCTCATTTGCATCAATGTATGTCTTAATGTTTTCCCAGGTTTGGTCAAAAGTTCTATACTGACCAGATAATACTATACAATTTCTCATTTGATCCAATACCACACATCACATTCAGTTGTTAAAATTTCTTTGCCGATTTTTTCAGCAAATTCTTTAGCGGCTCTATTGACACCTTCAATTGCTGTGAAATCATGACCAGCAAAGATGCCACCTGTTTTTAACTTAGAATAATAGTTTGCACAATCTTTGGTTAATTGGTCATATGTGTGTAAACCATCAATAAAGATAAAATCAAATTCTTCATCTAAGAATAAATTAACAGCATCATCGGATGTTCTACGAATATGGTGAAACCTTGGTTTGAATTTATCCATACGAGCAGTCATAGATTCAAAAACATGCTGACGCTCATTCAATGGTCGTCCATTCCAATCAACATAATTTTCATAAGGATCAACTGATGTTAAATCTAAATTAGGATTAATGTCCAATAAGAAATTGGTGGTATCACCAATGTCACAACCAATTTCTAAACCCTTGACTGATGACATATCTTTAATCATCTCACCAAGGCCATATCCTGAACATTTGAACATTTGTTGAACTCCAAAAGCTTGTGTCACTGTATTAAAGGTAATTGTATCACTCATCATGCGGTCCTATAGATAAACATTTGCGATTCATTGTCTTGTCCATATTTTTCTTGGACAAACTTCTTCCAATCTGGAACACGGTCGTATTGATGAACGATTGGGAATAACTGATCCTTGTAATAGACTAAACCATCTTTTACTGTTGGTTCGTCACACAACAAGTTTGGTCTAAAGTAATCAATTTTAGATGGATCAACAACGGTGCCAGCTTCACATGCCCAATCAACAGTTATTTGTGTAATGTCTTTGAATGGTTGTGTATTAATTAAAACATTGAACACAGCTTGGTCGCAGATAGGAATTGGCCTGTTGGTTGCATTGGTGAAAATGTTGAACACCATATCCTTTACATACTCGGATGTACCACCGAACGTTCCAACATTAAAGATTTCGTTGTCTTTGAATTGTTCATAAACATAAGAACCATATGCTTGTTTGAGGTTATCATCACCCCAAGGCTCGTCTTTGTATTTCAATCCTTCGGATGCAATGACAAGATTGTTTCCAAGATTTTCCATACTTTTCATTATGTCAAAAGGACTGGATTGAAAGTAAACATCCTTCACATCTGTAGTCACAACATACTCATAGTTTTGCCAATTAGAATACAAGTAATCATAAATTGACAAGAAACGCAATACATGGGGTGGAATGTTTTGTACCATCTTCATAGGTACAACAAATACACCTTGTTTAATTAGCCAATCAACCGTGGCTTGTGTTGTATTACCTGCAACCAATACAACATCAGTATCATCTCCCGCAACTTCTAATGCAGACAACACCCAAGGTTTGAGTTGATTGATTCCGTAATTTGTATAACCACCAATAATTAAATTCTTCATTTCAATATCCTGACCTAGTTTTAATCAAGTCCATAACACTATCATCACCCTCTTGTTCTTCACGTGGAACGAACAGAGCCTTCTGTCTCTTATTATCTATGTCTTCTGCTGGAACAAGATAATATGTGGCCAAACTCTTTCTATATTGTCCTTCGGGTGCAGTAATACCTTCAGTCACACCGTGCCAAGAATTTTGTGTTGTATCAAACAATACTGCACGATTGAACTTTGGCCAAATAGACTTAATCAATTTCTTTGGTTGTTGTGTTTCTTCATCATGCGACCAAAGACCTATGTTACCACCCCAAGACTTTTTCCAGTTAGGATTCAAGTAAACAATAAGATTCAATTTGCGCCTCATGTCCATCTTAGGATGTATATCATAATCAAGGTGAACATTTAAGTAATCACCGGCTTGGTGCATGTGAATACCACCGCCGTGCAGTCCATAATCAGGAACCAAATCAAAATCATTGGCCAAATATGCAAGCTTTCCAACAAAAGGTTCGTTTACAAGGCACGACATTGCCTTATATACATTTTTAGAAAACTTGGTCCAGTTTTGTATCGTGCGTTTCTTTTCAATTGCATTGTCATACTTTGCATCTGTGTTTTCATCATATCCTGGCATGCCATCAAAGATACTACGAGCAATTTCTTCAACAAAAAAGTTATCAATCACTGCATGATGAAATGGTTCTGCATTTAAGAAATCTTGTGATATCTTGTACCAATCATGCTTGTTAATTATTTTCTCCACGGCAACTTTTCTCCATAACGATTATTCATCACTTCATTACCGTGCAAGAAGAAATCTGGTTTAACAGAACCTTCATTACCAGCAAGTTTATAGTTCATTGTATATTCACCTGTGCAATCATAGTTTGTAAAATGTGAAGATAGAACATTTAGAAATACCCTATCTTGTCCCCATCCACCATGCCATGCACTTGCCAATCTTATCGCAATTTCCGTTTTAAGGCAATAGCAATTTGTGTCTATATGATGGTAATCCTGAAAACATTTCCATTTACCCAAGGATTCACAGTCATCATTGCAGAGATAGTTACCATCTTTGTCTACAATCTTTCTCAATGAATAGGACCAGTCTAGTTTTTTCTTTCTGATGTTTTCAATTTGTGTGAACACATGGTTTTTGTCCATGTAACAATCTTGATCCAAATATAAAAGATATTCGGTATTGACTAGGTGTGTGAATGCGGCATATACACGGTGTCCATAGTAACCATTTGCACCAACATTGATTGGTAAGTATGCCACTTTAACTTTATCACCATACTCACTGGTGATAACATTAACTTTACCACGGTTTTGTTCACCGTCACATATAACATAACAAGTTGTTAGGTATGTTTGCGAGAGAACACTTTCAATTGCTTTTTTCAGGTCTGGTGTGCCTGTTGTTGGTATAATCACTGTTGCTGTCATAACAAAAATCCTATCTTAAATAAAACAACTCAAATTTAATTTATTTTCTAAAATTCTAACCGTTTTTCCATCTACCGGTGCTATATTGTACTCAGATTTACTTGCAGATGGAATAGAAAATTGCATCTCAAAAGTGAACTGATAATTGTCTGAACCTTTATACTGAACTCTCGCTCTATATGTGGCCTTAGCAGAAGAACCAAATGATGGCACATTCTCCAACTTTAATGGATTTTTACTACCCATCAAATAAAAACCATGAGTTCCAACATTTACATAGTATGTATCTTTCTTATTATAGTATTCTTCAATCTTTGTTGCAGGAATCTCACCACGAATGTCTGGAAAAGTGTCACGGTCTCTTTCATATTGTTGTTTCTTTGTCAACTTGCCTGCTGTAGCTTTCCATAATGCATCTTTATCTTCACGTTTGAATGGAACTTCTTTCCATTGTTTTTTGATTAAAGAAAAAAGACCGATTTCTTCAGCTAAATCACGAATGAAGATTTTTTCCTCATCAGATGCATCAATCTTACCGAACATCCAAGGATTTCTTTTATTTGTTCCATTATATTTTAATACTAATGAACCTGCCGAGGCGGCTGTAATTTTTAATTCACAACCAGCTTCTTTGCCCTTATATAACAACATCAAGTCTGGTTGGTTGTGACCGGCTCCAGCAGGTCTAAAATCTTTAGGTACAAATCCCATTGGCTTTAACACATCACATGCATTAACCTCATATTGAAAACCTTGTTGTGCCATACTCTCACCTTAAATGAGAATATTTATACCTTAAATCCATCAAATGATTTTTTACCTGGTTTCTTTACATTGGTTGCAGCTTCAACTATACCAGCATCAACCAAACCATCTTGACCAGATTGTTCAACATCGTATAGTTTCATCTTTGCTCTATCAACACCAATAGTAAAGCGTTTATACATTGTAGGATCATTGTAACGATTCTTCAATTGTTTCACCATGATTTGACCAAGTTCTTGTAAGTCTTCGGACGTAATCAAAGCAAACATCAAGTCAGCGGTAGCGGGCAAACCAAAAGACTCGCTTGTGTCTTCCAGTCCGGGATCGGAACTGGTAAAGCCTGAACGTGTTGTTTGTGTAGCAGATACAATTGGAACTCCGTATTCAACGGCAAGGCCACGCAGTTCTTCTGCAATTGACTTAACGTAGGTGTAGGAGTTGATGTTTGCTCCGGCTTTAATACGAGAGCTACAGCATATATTGAGATAATCAATAAAGATAATGTCAGGACGAAATGATTTTTTAAGATTGAGTTCATTCAATAAAGACCTAAAGTGTGTTGCTGAAGCTGAGGCGGTTGGATATTCTTTGATGATTAGTTTACCTGTAGTCTTTGCTTTCAGTTTTGCAACTTTCTTGTCATACATGTCCTTTGGAAGACTTGTTAAATCATCCAACGTAACATTAAGGAGATTTGCATCAATACGTTCGGCAATCTTTTCTTCAGCCATCTCCATTGTGATGTAAAGAACATTACGACCTTGTGACATAGCACCAGCGGCAACGTGACACATAAAAAGAGATTTACCCACACCAGTACCAGCCAGAGCAATGTTAAGAGTTTTACCAGGTAACCCACCCTTTGTGATTTTGTTAAAATAGTCCAAGTCGAACGGAATTCGTTCTTCGTGTCTGTGGTAGAATTCATATCGTTCATCACTGTTCTCCAAATAATCGTGGCCAACTGAAGTATCAAAAGTTACGGCTAAAGCGTCTGATAGTATTTTGGGAATCTGACCTTTGTCGTGCGTTTTGTCTTTTCCTTCAAGAATAGAAATGCTCCCCAATACTGCCTGGTAGATGGCCTTTTCTTGACAGA